TTAAATCATATATAAAATTCTTTATTCTAGCTGGAAACTTTAAAAATTCTGCACTATCTGCATCAAGCCTAGAAGCTGCATAAATATTATAAGTTCCTTTTTTATCTCTTAAATCAGATCCTTGCAAAGAGAATTGTATAACATCAAAACCTTTGGCTTCACCTTTATATCTATCAATTTTAGATTCTAAATCGTTAATTTGAGCATCGATAACTATTTTATTAGCTATATCTATAGCAGTTTCAGGAGCAATAGATTGTCTTGCTATTAAGTTAGAAATATTTTCTTCAGTAGCATAATCAGCTACGATCTCTTTAGTAATAGGAGTTATTATTTCTCTGGCTAATTGCTTTTGTCTTTCTAATATAGTATTCTTTTTACCTTTAAGAAAATAAGTTAAAAACGTTGTCTTATCTGTAGGCGGTATTTTATATATAGGATTACCTTCAGCAGTTAATTCTCTACCTAATCTTTCTATTTTAAATAAATTACCATAACTTTTTTTAATAGTTTTTATAGGCAAAGCTTTAGTAACAATGTCAAAAGATTTTTTACTATTTAAAAAATCTATATAACCAGCAGGTATAACAACATTACCTTTAGATTCGCCAATAGCTCCCCATTTCTTTAAAATCTTTTTAAATAATGTTTTATCTATATAATTTTCTAACCAAGATATAATATAAGTATCTCTACCTTTTTTAACTGAAACCATTTCAGATAATGTACCTTTGGCTGCACGTGTTTTAAGCTCCTTATCTAGCTCTGATTCTATCTCTAATATAAGTTTATCATCAACCATATCAAGCTGATCAAACGTGGCCTGACCACGCTCTACTGTTCCAGATCTGTCAATGCTTTGTGTATCTACTGTAGAAACAACGTCTTTTGCCGCATCTACATCCTTTTTAATACCTCCGTCTTCTTGAGATTCGATACCCAATCGTTCAGCTAAATCATTTGCTCTTAAGTAACTTCTGTTTACTATAAATTTTTCTAATTCCTGGGAACCGTTATACTCATTCAAAGTCATAGCTTCAATGTCACTACGCATAGATTCTTTAAATGAATCCCTAGTTACATTTCTTTTTGCGTCTTCTGCAATTGGATCATATAAAGCCTTTGTTCTATTTGTAACAACTTTGTCTATAATTTCTTTAATGCTTAATAAAACTTTTTGTTCTAATCTAGCCTGCTTAGGATTTAAAGCTAGATCAAGTACAGGGTTACCTTTTTTATCTTTTAAAATATTACCTTTGTTGTCTTTTTTATACTTTTTATATTTTTTAGCTAAAGCTGCATTCTCTTCTGCTAATTGTTTAATAATAGCTATATCAGCCGATGTTTCAGTACTTTGTTCCGGCGTTAAAGTTTTAGATAAATTCATATCTACTGAAGAAGAATCAGATAAATCTATATCACCTAAAGCTTTAGATGCAGCCTCTGTTAAAGACCCTTGCTCTGCACTTATATCATATTCTTTTACAAAGTTATATACATCTTTACCAGACTCAAAAGATATATTGTCATAACCTTTGCTTTTAAACACACCTGTAATAGCCCCACTTATTTTTTCAAAAGTGGTTTTATCATAGTTAATTTGTTTTTTTCTTAAAGCATCTGCAAAAACATTTATATATTCAGTATTGTATTGATTAGCTGTAGTATAACCTCTAGTTCTCATTGATTTATCTACAAAAGCTCTTTGAGAAGAAGTCATAGCTCTTCTAAATTGTTTTACAATTTTACCTTGTTGTTTTGAATCCCCTATAAGTTTATTAAAAACAGGATGTAATACTTCGTGAGCTCCTACATTTATTGCTCCTTGTTCTCTTGCAACTTCTTTATTTATTAGTATTTGATTGCCAATGGAGAATCCGTGAATATTACCTTTTGAATCTTTAAATGTTTTTCTATCTTTAGCGGATACATTCTTAAGTTTATTTACTGCTCCTTGTATTGCTTTTGTACTTTCGTAAACTTTAAAAATTAAGCCTCTGCTTTCAGCTTCCGTTTTAGCAAATTCTATATTTTTATCAAACTCCATATTAACAAGAGATTTACGGGAAGCATCGTATTCTGCTTTAAATCCTGCAGCTCCAGCGTTGTATTGATCTTCTGTAATTTCTCCTTTTCTAAACTTTTTATTAAGATCAGTAATTTTATAGGCTGCGGCGTCCGCTAAATCAGTTAAGCTTTCAATCTCACTTAATTGTTCTTTGCTTAAGCTATTATAAATATCATTACCTTTTCGTATTGAATCTGCAATATCGCTTTCGGTTAAATCTATTTCTTTTTGTATACCTTCTTTAACAAGTTTGTCTTTAGTGGTATTATATTTTGTTCTTAGTGAAGCTAATTTATTTATGTTTTTATTTACAGCATCCCCATCAACAGTTGTCCTAATAGAATTCATAGCCTTAACTGAATAAGTAGAAGCCGTCATTCCGCTACCACCTATAAAACCTTGAAGACCAGCTTCTAAACCTTCCTGACTAGTTACAGCATCTACAACTGTTTTCATTATTTGAGATTCATTATCCGTACCAGCTACAGATCCTAAATTATTGTTAACCTCATCAGCAGCATGTTGTAGTATTTCTGTAGTAAATTCAGTTGCTCCAGTAGCAAACATATTCATCGCAGACCTTGCTCCTTTATTATATATAAGTTTTTCAGCAAGATATTTACTACCCATACCCATCAAGCTGTTTCCTCCAGATCCTTTTAACGCACCTTTCGCTCCTTTAGCAACTGCTCCAAGACCTATAAATTCTAAGGCAGTAGATATAGCTCCCATACCAATAGGTATTGCTTCGTCTGCTTGATCTGATAAAACTAATTCATTAAAAGTAACACCTAAGTTTTCAGCTTTTAATTTATTAAAGTTAACATAGTTTTCAGCAACATAATCCATAAAAAAACCAACACCAACTGTACCAGCTCCAAAACCGATACTACCTATCATACTAGTAATAGCATTTACTCCCCCAGCTAAAGCTCCTCCAACATCACCGTTTTTAACACTTTCAATAATACCTAATGTTTCTTTGGATTGTAATTTTTCTTCCTTATATTTATCTAAAGACCCACCTTCTTCAAGCATATCTTTAGACCCTATTCCTTCTACTAGCCATTGAGGTTTACCGTCAACAAATTTATCAACACCTTCTTGGCCAAATAAACCGGAGTACACTGCATTGGTAGCTATATCTAAAGAAGCGTTAGCTCCTTCGTCGGTAAACCAAAATTCATATACATCTTCTAGCTGCTCTCCCATATTAGAGAAAGAATTTTTAATCGATTGCCAAGCCGATAAACCACTTTCCGATTCTGAACCCGTATCTTTTTTTCCTGACTCCACACTTGGATTCGCACTTGCAGAGTCGTTTGTCTTTGCTACAAGAGCATTGCTTTTCCATTCGCTAAATTCGCTTTTTGTATAATCGTTATCCTTTAAATAATTGTATACATTAGCTTGCACATCTTCATTTTCATTTAGATTTGTTTGCCATGCATCAAAGTCTGAATCCGTTTTACCTTTTGAAGATAACTCGTTCCATATGTTTTTTAAAATATCGTCTGCCATAAAATTTGATTTAACCGAAGTTACCTGTTGATTCTACTTTTTCTTCTTTAACTATTACCTCTTCATTATTCTGCTCTTGCTTTTGACCTCTGCCGCTATAAGTATCGTATTGACCTAAATGATAGTTTTGAGCTTTGCCAGAGAAGCCTGAGTTTTGTATGTAAAATTCATATAAAGCTTGAGGATTATTTGCATCTATATTTATTCCATAAGAATACGCAGGTTTTGAAGCATTAAATTTAAATATTTGAGCATTACCGTATTCTTTAGTAAACTCTACATCTGCTTCTTCCATTTCGTCATCATCAAAACCATTTCCTGCTGCCCATTGAACAAGCATTCTATCTCTACTAATATAAGGATTTGATTTAGCTGTAGGATCAATAGCATTTATTTGATTAACTATAATGTTGTTTTTATCAATACCAGGAGTTCCATTTGCTAATTCAGAGAATCCCATTGCCTTATTAATAACAGGACCTGATAAATCAATTTCATCATTTAAAGCTCCGCTAAAACCAGTCTTGCTTCCTCTTCTTCCGCTTCCACTATTTGCTGGCCTTTTTTCAGCAGCACCTTGAGCAGCACTATCTACCATCGCATCCATATAACTATTAAGAACTTGTTCTCTTAATAAATCTTCATTAGCCGGTTCAAAAAGTGATGGATCTTCTAAATTTAAACCACCTTCAATTAAAAAATCATCAGATGATAAAGATAGTAATGTATCTCTACCTCCTGAATTTATCATGTTTTTTAGTTTGTTCCTAACCATATTTTGCCTAGCGCCACTTAAAGATTTACCTGCGCTATACACGCTCTCGTTTAGTTGCAAAATTTTATCAGCAGAAGCAAAGTCTTTTAAGAAAGGTTTTTCTATAGTAGCATAGTTAGAATACTTACCATCACTTTCATTCCAAAAGTTTAAGTTACCTCCTTCACCAATTCCCATTATGCCTTGATCTGTAAATATATCGCCAGCACTTTTTAAAGCACCTAATTTATTACCATCAGATAATCGTTGATCATCAAAATTTTTTAAATAAGCTATTTTTTCTTGCTTGTATGTACCCATTTGACCGGCTAAGTTCCTAAAGCTGCTTTGAATACCATTCATTTTGTCTCTAAGTTCCATGTACATCCCAGAAGAAGGATCATCTATTTTAGCTATTTGAGTAGCATACTCCGCATATTTTTGTTTGTTTTCTACTAAGTAGTTAGAAACTGCTGAATTTTGTTCTCCTGTTAATTGAGTTAAATCAATATCAGAGTTTAATGAATTTATATAAGCACCTACTTTATTATTAACTAAAGCTTTTTTAGCTATATTTTGAGCAGTTATTATAGCTAATTCCTGTCCTGTCTCTTTTGCTACGGCTTGAGCACGAGCTCCCCAGGTAGATTCTTTACTCTGACCTAACGCAGCGGCACCTCTTACTAAATTTATATTCATAGTTTTATTATTTATCCGTTAAACCCCGTTTCCAGGTGCGCCTAAAAATTCTCCAAAAGCACTACCTTTACCAATTGTTCCATCAGCAAACCCTCCTAATGTTGCACCAACTGCTCCAGTAACACCACCTACTATACTATTAGTAGCATCTTGTCTTGCTTTATTTGCTGCACCTAATCGTTGTTGCGACATACCTAACAATGTTTCTGTTTTGTCTTTTTCAGCGTCTCTAGATATTAATTCACCTTTTCTTTCGTATAATTGTAAATTCCCAGCTTGTTTACGTTCAGCTGCTTGATTGTTTTGTTCTTGTCTTCCAATATCCAATGAAGCTTGTTGTGTTTGTGACTGTTGCTGATTGGCTAATGATTGAGCTAAAGCAGCAATTCCAGATCCACCTGCCGCACCCTGAAGTCCTGACATAACATTAGACAATCCTTGATTAGATTGTTGAGCAGCAAACTGCGCAGCGCCTTGATTAACCGTAAGGTCTTCTTGGGTATTTTCCATATTTTGATAAACATTAGACGTATCTAAGCCTTCAAATTGTGCTTTTCTATTATTGTATTCTTCTTGAGCTACGCGTTGCTCACGCTTTCTTTTTCCGCTACCTATTATTCCGCTAGCTATTCCGGTAAGACCACCCACTATTTGTCCTATCATTTAATTAAGTTTTATAGTTTTATTATTACGTATTATTTGCTACTCTCAAATACCTGCGAACCAACCAAAAACAATTCCGCGTAATCAACGGAATCATTCTTGAACTGCATTTCGGCATAGTACCCCTTCAGGCTATTAGTGTTTACACTAGCGGTTTTACTAAAAAGTATAAAGCTAGTTAATACAGGTCTAATTTGGCTTGGACTTATTTCAGCAGTAATAGACGTTGCTGTCAATGCTGTTATTAAACCTATAACCTTAATGTCTTTACCATTAATGTCGTTAGTATAATAAACAGTATCACCTATTTGAACAGAAGTGTTTAACGGTTGTAAGAATGTTAATGTTATTGAATCCATAATTAGTTTTTATTTTATTATGTACAGCTACTATCAGGGCAGCATATTCTAAGAAGTAGCCATTGTGTTCCGCTTGCTCCTGTTACTCTAACTGTAACTTGTGAGTTTGTTTGATAATCCGCTGCTGTATATGGCCACCATACAATCTGCTGATAACTACCAAGAGTTGCTGTATAACCTGTATCGTTATAAAATTCAGTTGTTCTAAGTGGAGCTGGGTTTACTGCTTGCGTACCTATAAAGTAGGCATTTGCGTTTGCTTGAGCTGCAGTAGGGATTGTGTTTGAAGGCTCTGTACCGTAAACGTTATCAAAAGCTGGTGTTCCAAAATTACCACCTGCAAACCAACCAGTTGTTGCTTTTTTAGTTCCGCTAGCTGTACCATGTATAATCTCTAACTTATCCCCAACACCATACGCGTTAAGAGCAAAAGATATAAGACCTCCAGCACTATCTAAACTTACGCTTAAATCTGTTATACCCGTGCCACCAGATGAAACACTCGAGTTACAAGGAACAGATACATTAGCAGCAAATGTTAATACTGCACCATAACCTAAGCCACCTTCATTCCTAACAAAAGCTCTAACGTAATAAGTGCTACCAGCAGTTAAACCTGTAATGGAACTAGCAAACCCGGCGGTACCACCACCTTGAGTTGTTGCTCCAAGTATTGTAGCAAAATTAGCAACTGCACTCCATTGTATACCTTTGTCTGATATAGTTCCACCACCGTCTGTTATGGTTCCACCTCCACTTGTTGCTGTGGTGCCTGTTATATTTGTAACTGTAGTAGTTATAATCGTAGGAGTAGTAACTGACTGTAAAAAGTTATCAAGATTAAGTTCGCTTAATAAAGCCTGAGTTCCTACCGTACCGATGTCTGTGTCTAAACCTATTACTAAAGTTTTAGGATCTGAGGCGTTATTTATTGTTATAAGCAATGGATCTTGCACTGTTTGATTAGTTATAGGATCTCCTAATCCTTGATTTGACCAATCAGTATTAATAGGAGTTGTAGTAAAAATAAAGTCCTGACTACTTCCAGGCCTAGAAGCCGATACACTATAAGAACGAATCCCAGGAATTGTAAAAGGAGTAAAAGCTTTAGTATTCGCTGAACCAGTAGTTATACTTGAGCTGGTGCTAGTTAAAACAAAGCTAACGTTTTGTGATGTATATTGATATAATTGCCAAACAGAAGGTTGTCCTGCAACGCAAGGAATATATGGTGATGTTGTGCAAAAAGAACTGGCTAAATCTCCAGTTAATGTGAATGTATAAATAACATTAACCAATGATGCTGGAAAAATTACGCTTTCAGCATCAAAGCCAGTACTATCTATTGTTCCTGAAAATTGACCAATCGTTGTGCCCCCAACACTTTCTGTAACTTGCAAAGCCCATGCCGCTCCAGTTATACCGGAAATTGTAATGACCCTGGTTTCACCAGATGTAAGTACATCCGTTGAATTTATAGAATAAGATTGTATTTTTACAGATGGGCTATATATTACTGTTGCATTAGCTGTTAAGCAAATTTCATCTCCGCTAACACTTGTTTGTGGAAACTTATATACAACAGTAAAAACAACTTGCGTTAATTGATTAGCAGCATTATAAGTCTTAACACTTGTAATAGTATAATTACTTACAATACCTATATTTAAAGCTAATACGGGTTCTACCTCAAAGAAAAAACCTGTGCTAGCAACAACACTTTGTGTTAATACTGTAGCTGTTGTATTAAAATCGCCATTAACAGCGTAAGCAGAAGGAAGATCTCCTGAAGCCGGTAACGATACATTAGATGTACCACAAGCTTTTAATGTACCAGATAATGTAACTTGGGTTTGCTCAGCATAACCAGTAGCGCAAATGTCTATTAAGACATCGTTAGCAGGCATTACACTAGGCGAAATATAAGTAACCAGGCATGTTATGTTTGCTCCCGATTGTGAAAAAACAACGCTACTCACATTGGTTGGCAATGGAGCTGTTGCAGAAAAATTGCTAGCATTTATAGTAAATCCAGTGTTTGGTGTTAATAATAAAGCAACAGACGGATTATCTAATGTCCAGTCTACTCCGGTGGTTTCATCGAAGCTTACTATGGTTGCTGAAAAGTTACTTATATTTATTGATGCCATACTTATGGTGTTGTAATTATTTCTCCTGTTAATACATTTATAGTTACTGCACTATTGTTTGGTTGTCTTGCTGAATATATTTCTACACCAGACTTAAATACTTGTAAATTTACTCCCGAGCCATGCGTGTTTAAGTTACCTCCTGCGTTAAACGTATCTGATATCAATCCAAAAGAAACAATCTCAGGATTTGGGCCCGATGTGTTAGCGACTATAGTATTAGCAGTAGCTTGATCAATCGTAATTAAATTATATCTATCTCGCGAAGAAAATGCATCAGTACTTGTTATGTATTTTTGATACGGTGCAGTTGAATCTAAGTCTGTGCTAGTAGTTCCTTGAGAAACCGCAGAAGGAATTGTAGTTGTACCTTCTACATCACCCGTAGCACTATTAGCAAATCCGTTAGCGTCTAAAGTAAACGTATCAAAATATCCAGTACTTAATGTATTTCCAACATAAGCTCTAGCTATGTCAGTTGTATTTCCAACTACTCTATATGTACCTCTATTACAACCATGTGCTGATGAATATGAAGCTTGCATTATTGTTACAAAACCTGTAACAGGATCTACGTAAGATCTCAAAGCTTGACTACCTCTTGTTGTAACTAAAAATTCTAAGTTTAATAAAGCAGCGTTAATTGTATCTCCTACAATTTGCTGAATGCCAGTATTACCGTCAGGATCAACTACAGTTAGTGTAAAATCTATAGCGCTAGCTCCTCCAGTTACTGTACTGTTAGGAATATACCAATTTCCAGTACCGTCATTTAAAGGAAGAGGTTGATTCATCCAGCTTGGTAAACCAACAACTGTATTTATACTTAAAGTAGTAGAAGCATGGTCAGGATCTGCGATACCTATAGGATTATATGTGTAAACATCTCCATCTACTAATCCAGTAATTGCAGGTGAGGTTGTTGTGAAATATGGACCCTCTGCTACAGCTTCTATATTAATACTCATTTGAGTTGGATCGCTACAAAGACCGGCACAACAAGCTGCTACCGTGAAAGAACCAGCACTACCATTGTAATTTAAACTAGGAGTAAAAGTAAAACTACCCGTAGCATTAAGCACTAAAACACCCCCTGTGGTTGAATCAGTTATTAATTGGAAAGTTATAGCTGAAGAACAATTATTTGAATCAGTAATATTAAAATTACCTACAGTGTCTTCTACACCTTGAAAACTTTGACTTTGTAAAGTTATAGGTATAAGATCATTAAAACACGTAGCATCTAATCCAGTTGTAACTGTAAAATCTGTTATTGGAGGAACTACTATTACTGTGGGCCTACCAATACCTTGTACATTAAATTCTTTAGTGCTAACATTTGTATTACAGTTGTCTATGAAAAAAGTATTTAATCCTTTTATGTAGTTAAAATATTTACCTTCTTTTTCTACAAATTCAGATACTTGCCCTTCTTGCAAATCTGTTATAATAGAATTAGTATACCAACCTTTAGTTGTTTCAACTGATGTGGGTATTAATCTTTTACTTGTAATTTGCGCAAGTGAATACGTTTGTAAACTAGCTCCAACTCTATATATATATTCTTTAGAATTCGTTCCGCTATAACTTAAAGTTTTAAATCCTTTAATCGACGCTGGGTCTTCATTAAAAATTGTATTAAAAGAACTTTCGTAATAAGCCCCTAAGCTGGCATTGGATGGACCTATACCATAAAAGTTGTTGTACGAAGTATTAGAATTCATTTCCCAAATCCTACCTGATTTGAAAGTGTAGTAAACATTATTTAAACTAACACCGTTTTCTGGTATATATGTTTTTCTAGAAGTCCAACCGTTTAGATCGTCTTTGAAAGATACCGTAGTCGAATACGTAGGATATTCGTTAATAAATGCACCGCATTCCGGATCCTTATTAAGTCTATCTGTTTTACCAGCACCTAACGTTTGTTGCCAATAAGGAGTAAGGCTATTAAAGGTAACATTGTAATTTCTCGCGCCGGCATCCCAAGAACCAATTATTTTTTTATTAATAGATAAATTATCCTGGAAAAAACCATGCATACCATAATCTGAAACAGGTGTTATTCCGTCATTAGATAACCTTATAACAGTTCCTCTATTTGAATCTACAAAATACATTCTAAATCCAAACTCAGCAAATGACTCTGGATTTGTACCAATACCGTACTCTCCTTGATATGTTATTGTTTGACCAAGAACAGCTCTATTAGATGTTACGTTTGTACTTCCGTCAGCGTTGAATAGAGCATCCTTATTAGCTAAAATCTTCATAGACTTATTCTCGCATAGTGTAATCAAATCAGTGTCTCTAGCGTACAGTTTTTGAATTGACCCATACTCTGGATTAACGTCTTTAGTTATACCTTCGGCTTGAATAAATTGATTTAAACCATTTACTCCCGATGTTGAATTAAATATTTGTGAAAATATTAATCCATTAGATCTTGTTTCTTGCTGATAAGGTTCGTCAAGAACAGCACTTGCTTTGACACCATTATTTATAGTGGAAGCATTATAATCATCTCTTATTCTATCGGATTCTACCCCGTTACCAAATGAATAGCAATTAAACCAATCTAAATTGTGCACATTCCCATGTTCACTCATAGCGTAGTTGCCTGCTATTTCGTAATAAATATCTAGCTCAGCAGCTTCCTTAGGCTCTGTTTCAAAAATGGCCGGGTTACTACTTGAGAATGAATCATTAGAGGTATCTAACCCTAAAAATTCCATCCCTATAAAATTGTTACCTGCAGCACTTGTTGCTACAGTCCATTCAGCAATACCACTACCGTCTATTTGATCTGTTGGATCCCATTGTAAGCCAAACAAATTGCCTTGTATAGGTTCTATATCTAATACCCAGAAAGTTGTTTGATTTGTACCGTTTTCAAAATTATCCCAACTACCACTAGTGTTTTTACAGTCGTAATTAGTTATTTTTCTTTCTACTGTTTTGGTTACCCTGTAAATAGTTCCGTTAGGATCAGATTTACCATTACCTGTATCAACAAATCTAAATAAAGAACCTTGGGTGTTTAGCTGAGTTAATAAAGCAGGGTTACTTTTTGCTAAACCATCTTGTTTACCAGACCCATAACCTCCGGACCATCCAACTCTTATTTTACCGGGTGTACCTGTTCCTCCTAATGCTTCTGTACTTGCTCCCGCAAAGTTGCCCTTAGTACACTCAGTTGACACCGCAGATATATAAAATCGTTCATTAGAATCTTGAGCATCTTTTTTTGTCCAGTTATTACCGCCTGTATTGCCTTTACCCCAAAAGCTTCCTGTACGACGATTACCTTTTAGTAAATAAGTATAAGCTAGAGCTTTTCTTAAATAAGAAGTGTTATTATTTGCACCAGCATTTGTTATTTTGCTTTCAAGTAAAGAATCTTGATTTACTTTAACAAAAAATCTTCCCGTAAATTCCGGTTTATTTAATGTTTGAATTTCAGCTAATTCTAATATTAATCCAGGAACTTTGTTACTAAACCCGTAAGGCTCCGTAGAGGTAAAATTCATGTCTGAACCAAAAGAGCTACTACAAATAATCCTTACCTGTTGATTATTAAGGTCAGTACCACCTCCTTGTAACCCAAAAGACGATATTTTATACCATTCACTAGTAGAATTTGCTGTTAAAACTCTTAACTGTAGTCCAGACTGAGTCCTGGTAACGTCTCCAAAATCTGCGTCAAATTTTTTAGCGCTATCAAACCAAATTTCACTAGCTCCTTCTATTGGAAATCCTGCGACGTCCTCCCACCCTGTAGCTTGTCCTTTAGACAATCTAGTTTCTTTTAAATATTGAGGAGCTTCATTTTCAATAGCTATAACTTTGTATCTAGCTTCTTCCGTTACAGGATTGTCGTTGTCATGCTCTTTTTTTAATGTAATAAAAGTTTCTTCATCAATCTTGTTTCTTTCAGCCGAAGGAAACGACAACCAAACGTTGCCATCTTCTGCATCGTAAAATCTATCCAAGCATATGTTATAATACTCTTGACTAGTTTCTTTTACATAATATTTAAAGGTTGAAAAAAGTTTATTCTGAGCGTAATAAGGTTTTGTATTAATTAACTGAGCTGTTATGCTGTTAGCAAATTGAGCCTCTTCTTTTTCAATTATAACAGAAGCGTCCTTACCTGTAAATACAGGTGTAGTTCTTCCGTATTCATCCTGGTAAGAAACACCTATTTGGTAGGTTCTAATGCTTTTTAGAGATGGGAATACTCTATTTCCATCTAAGCCAACTCCTTGGGTAACACCTACATCATCTACTGTTAATATTTCTTGTGAACGAGACGCTACGTTTAGATTAATTTGTAATTGATTAAGATCAGATGACAATACGTTAAAGTTCTGCGTATAATTTGCAAATACTAATCTATTAGCCACTACTTCCTGTCCTAAAGCAAATCTAGGTACGTTATCGTAGGGTCTTAACAACTGATTACTTTGTACAACGGATGATATTATTTCACTCGTTATATTAAATTTATTGTTAGTCCATTCTAAATCTGTTTCTTTAAAAGTGTCAACCACATAAACATTAGCATTGTTTGATGCTTTGTACAAAATGTCTACACTTGTTACTCCCTTCGGTATATCTGTTGGTATAAAGTTTGAAATTTCCAGCTGCCTTATATTATTAACCATACCTAGGTTATAGCCTTGTTTAGGCGAATAATTAAACTCTCCTGGCAAAAACGCAGGATTAGTAAAAGGAGAATATGCTGATAACTCGTTATTTTTATATTTATACCTGTAACCAAATCTAGCAAACCTAAATTCAAAAAAAGGTGGTTTTTGTTCTAAAATAACATTGTAAAGAGATGCTTGTGTAGATTCCCCGTCGTCACCCCTACCTACTGAAAGAACCGTAACTATTGCTCCTGTTTGATACCCTACTGATCCTATTATGCTATCTATGCTAACACGAACGGTAGCTCCCGGATCCAAAGGATCGGCATCAGAACTTGTTAATAGTAACTTTTGTCCCACTCTATAAAAAGGTAAAGTTTGACCCTGCCACGATAAAGTTTGAAGACCATTAGCCGGAGTCATAGGTCCTATTTCAGTGGCTGCACCTCCAGGTACCTGTGCGTAAAAGCTATATAAAGTAGTAGTTTCTATATTTGCAGGAAGCCCCTGATCATCTACAGCGCTCGTTGAATAAGCTGTTATTGTAGGCGGCTGCAGTGGAAACTTCTTTATAACAGTAGTATCTGATTCTATAAAATTTCTTCCGTATATTTTTGAATGGAAAATAAAGTTAGGTGTAGAACCTTCCCATTCAGATATATATATTTGCTTAGGCTCTGTTTGATTGTCTGTCCAAAGCAATATACCTTCTAATATATTTATACCTGTAATTAAATTATTAACATTAAAATTAAAAATATTTTGAGCATCTACTATTAATGGTAAAGTAACTTGAGTAATAGTGTTGTAACTAACTATTGCATCATTAGTATCTGAAGTAATAAACCAGTATATTATATCTGAATTAGGCTCCGCAATAGAACCTATACAAGTAGCGTTAGGTAATTGACTTATATACACGCTTGAATCCCATATAGTATTTTTGCCTGTGCTATCATTATAATTAGAATAGGCTTTTTCAGTATTTCCTTTTAAATTCTGAAACGTACCTACCTGAGAAGTATCAGATGAAGCAACTTCTAAATTTAGAGCATCTCGGTATTGGCCGCTAGGAACAAGTCTTTCATCAAGATCTTTGTTCATTTTTCCAGATTGGAAAGCATGTACAATCTCTGGCATAGGTTAGTGTTTTATAATTTTAGATTTATTACGCATTACTTGTGTAATTTCTTCAATTTTAATATTAGATAATCTTAATTTAGCATTTCTTTTTGCAGCTCCTCTTTCTTTTTTAAATCTAGAAACTAAATACTCAGGAACATTTGTTCTTGTTGAAAGTATTGCATAAGCCATGTACTTGTATAAGGCATCTTCTGCAAATTTATGTACAGACATGTCCTCGTCTTTTTGTACACCGTCTGATATATATTTTAAAGTAACTATTCTTCCAACAAAGCTTGAATCAAAAAATATAATACCCTGCAATTGATCTATATAAAATACACCATTTGTTTGAGCTTGCTCTGGTGATAATCCGTATCGTTGCCCGTAATGGTTTATAGCTACAATTTCTCTTGTAGGTAAATCTAAATTTTGATTAGGTGTACTTCTTTGAAACTTTTTTTGTGTTTCGGATGATTGCGCAGAAACTATTTCACGATCCTGTTCGTCAAATAAGTATTCATAGTTATCATCTTGTAATATAGGAAAAGGATTACTTGTTTTCATAGCAGGATATATAACTCTTTCAATACCATTACTATCTGTCCATGTAAGTTTTACGTAATTTACATAATCTTTTGGCAAAACAAAGTTTAAGTTAGGTCCAACTTCAATTTCTTGACTTAATACTGAAGGTAGTATATCAAAACTAAATTCTTGTATACCACGTTGAGCGTGAAAAGCAACATCTGTTCTTTTTATTTTTGGAATGATTTTGTCTTCGCCTGTATATGATATAATAAAATTATTAATAATATCTTTTATACTGACAAATTGATAATTGCCATAATCTTCATCCCAGCTATTCCATATCCCGTCAGGGCCTAAATAGTATTGTTCGTCTGTTTGATTTATTAAGCCCATATATTATGCTTTTTCTTGTTGGTTAGTTTGATTTTCGATTTGGTTAGCTACTTGGTAAATACCAATATCTTGAACAACTAATCCTGCGAATGCTAGTATTTTTATTACTAACTCTGTTTCTTCCGACCCATGCAATTCAAAATCAACTGAATTATTAGCATCATATAAAGATTCATCAAATACCATTTGATAAGCCCACTGCACAGAAGCTGGAGATTTTATATAAAAATATTCTACGTCTGCTATTGCAGTGATTTCTATGTCTCCGTATATTTTAATACCAGATGAATTTGATACGAAAACAGGCCTAATGTTTTTGGGTTTTGTGAAAGGTGAAGCATTTATATATAAGAATTCATTAGCGTTTATACGCTCTGCTTCTACATTTTCTATTGTAGTTATTCCAAACGAGTTTGTTGTGGAGTTTTTATATACTACAGTACCTAATCTATAAAGATCCGGAGGCTGTATAAAGAAGTTACCGGGACGAGTTGGCGCGGTTGTTGCTTCAAATATATTAATTTTTTCATTAAGTAAAGTTACCATATCGGAGTACTCTGTACTGTTTCCTGGTATTTTACCAAATTGATTTATGTCATAGAAATATTGTTCAAATATATCTTGTTGTGCTTGATTAGCAAAAAGATTAAATTCTTGAGGTGTAACATATCCTCTTTGTTCCTTGTTAAGGATTGCTAACACTCTCTGATAAACAGTATCTACGCTTACAGCCATTTGTATATTTTTTATTATTATAATAATTAGGCCACTATTACAGTAGCCTAACTACTATAGAGTAACTTATCTAAGTTTCTTTAATATTGCTTTGTAAACTTCCATTCCATCATCAGTCTTAAAATAAGAAGCTAATGCAGAATAAGGATGTTCGTCAAAAGGTATTGTCATTAATTTTCTACCACCATCTCCATATGTAAAAGTTCTTTGATCACTAGATAATTGCAAGAATCCTTGCTCTACCGCTTTAGCACCAACATTTCTTAATTGTATGTGATCATCACTAGCTAAGTCTAAAAACAATACTGGATCTTTTTTAGCAAATAACATTATGTCTCTTTTAAGTTCACTAGAAGAAAGATTTGTAACTCCTTCTCCATATTCTGATCTTAAAATTGCTTCAGCGTGATCTATATCTAAGCTTTTAGCTTTAATTAAGGCTTCTAATTCTAATTCAATCCAATCTAAATGATTTTCAGAATCTTTTACCTCATCAAGTTCTTTATAAACAAGATCTTTTAAAGGATGATATATTGATAATAATTTTTGTAAATTTTGTTGTTCTTTGGGAACACTAATTTGCCCATTTCTTAATATGATACGACCTAAGGTTGATGTACCCATTTGCTCGTCTGCAAATATAGATTTTTGATTAGTAGCATATCTAATTTCTCTTTGTGAACCTAATTCTTTATCGAAATAAAGTAAAGGTTTACGAGAAGAATGCTTACATGGTAATGTAAATACTAAAGGAGAATTACCTGTTATTAAAAAGTATGTTCTATCTTTAAATTCAAATTCCGGTTTTACTTGTTTACTTACTTTTGGTTGAGTCGCAACCTCAACTTGTTTTGCTACTGTAGCTTGTTTAGCCATGATATAATAAGATTAAATATTTATAAGAGTAATGATTACCCCCGTAAATACAACGAGGGTAAAAATTACATTAATTAATTATGCTACTAAATTTTCTTTAATAACACAAAATTGTTTGCTGCTTGTACACATAAACATCTTTCTGATAAGAAGTGAACGTTCATTGCATCCTCGTCGCTTGTATAGTTTCCACCAACAGATCCAGTGATCCAAGATTTCATCTTTCTATCGTCAGCTTCAGAAGCTCTATAACGAATATGTAAGAATGGTCTTGAAATATTCTGTCCTAATTGTTGGTCATATACTGTAGACGTTCCAGCTGGAACCATTACACCTTCAATATCGTCAATTAATCCACGAGTAGTAGCATCATTTAAGTATTTCCAGTCAGTTTTGTAGAAATCATAAGATCCTCTACGGAAACCGCTAAATCCTAAGTTAAGTGCCATGTCTTCTGAATTGTTAAATACTCCGTAAGAAGTACCACCAGTTCCAAAACCATTTTGAGCAGCTAACATATTGTCAATAGCTAAAGCAGTACCTCTTCCTAAGAACATCATGTTCTCTTCAATAGCTCCTTGCTTATCAAGTTCCTGTAAAATAAGATCGAAATCAGCTAATCCAGCAGCTCCTCCAAAATCAGCATCAGAATAAACTAATCCTCTAGTTTCTAATGCAGCAAAAAGTCCATCAGAACCTGTAATAGTTCCTGCAGTACCAAATGATGCTGGTGAAGCAATAGGGTTAGTTGCAGTTTCTGCTTCTAACATAGCCATTTCTAATTGATCTTCAAAACGAATTCTAGCTTCATGCTCAGACTTTAAATACCATAAGTATCCAGAAGTTCCAGCTTCAGTAGTTACTTCAACCCATCCAATTTGAGCAGTATCAGAACCACTTACATTGTATTTATCTCTAAGGATAATAGGTTTGTTGTTAAACTGTTCGAAAGCAGCATCAACTGAAGTACCCGCTTTTTCAGATCCTTTTGCATATTCAGAACCGTATACAAATACCTTTCCATTAGCTGCAACAGGTGTAAGATTTCCTTTGTAACCTGCTACTGTTAATGTAGCAACTCCTGCAGCAACTGCAACACTTTGTACATAAGCTTTTTCAACTACTAGTCCGTTAGCACTAGCACATACGATAGTAGCTCCAGGTCCAATAAGATTTTGTGATGCTCCTCCTACTGCTGGAATAACTACAGTTGTAGTTGTTATAACAACTGGGTCATATGCAATGTGTAATCTACCTTGCTCAGACCATACTACTCTGTCTGAAGCCATAGGCATTTCTGCTCCTACCATACGTAAAAATCCAGAGATAGTACGGTTTCCGTATCTTTCTACTTCTTTTTCATATACTTCTGGTAAAAATTGTTGTGTAAAATCCATATCTGTTAAAGATAGGTAGTTGTCGTTAAACAACGTTTGTGTAGGTCTTGGTGTTAAATGCGCCAATGCGCCAACACTACCTGTAAATGTTCCTGCCATAATTGTAATTTTAAATTTTTATTATCTTTGTTTTATTCCAAACTTAGAAGAACCTGTAGATGTAACAGATTTAAACGTAGTTCCTGTAGAATGTTTGACGTTTTCATGAACACCTCTCGGACTCATATCAATATTCTTTGCATTGGTTACGCTTGCTTTCATGGCATCGGTTTTTCCTTGCTCATAAAAGTGTTTTGCAATTGCATCTGGGTTCATAGCTGTAAATAGAGACTTGTGATAACCCGCGGCGTCATTCATTTCATTTTTATCGTTCAAGAACTTCTTGACAAAATTATTGATATCTCCCTGGGTGTCTTTTACTTGGTCTGCGTTATTTACTTTGTAACGAAATTTCTTTTCACCAACATTGAAATCAAAACCTTTGAAATCATTGGAAAAAAGCTTTTCTGTTTTAGCATTAAACGTAGACACTTGATGTTCAGCTACTTTGGTTGCTTCTTGTTTTTCATTATTATAACGGTTGAAAAACTCTACCGCTTTTTTTGTTTCTGGAGCTAAGTTAGTTCCAGCTTTTATTTCTTTATAGTACTTACTTTTTAAGCCGTCTAGATGATTTTTAGCATTTGCTAACTCTTCTTTTCTTGCTAATTTTTTTCTACGTATATCTCTTTCTTCATCAACTTCTTCATCATAAGAAAAATTGTCTTCCATTATAAAGTCAATCTCTTCTCTATCTAAATGAGGTTTTGTATTTTCGTAGAATTCTCTTAATAATTGATTATCATTTAAAGATGAATAATCTGTATTTAATTTTACGTAATCTTCCAGGCTTCCACCGGTTTCTTCCATAAACTCAACAACCTTCTGAATATTTTCCGGTAATGGAACTCCAAGATCTTGTTCGACAACAGCTTGCTGAATTTCTTCTGCTATTGTTTCTACTTTTTCTTCTATTTCTTCTTCTGTTATTTCTTCAATAACTGATTGGGGAGCATCTTGAACGGCGTCTGGTTGTTGTGGTATTTCTTTTTCCACTTTTTGTACAGGCTCGGTTGGTTGATCTGCAACCACGTCTGCTGTTTCTTGCTTTGTATTGGCATCTTCGTTTAGTTTGTTTAGTTGACCTAAATCTACTTTGATGACACCATCTTCCACCGACATAGGTTTTGATTCTTCTGCTTTGATTTCTTCAACAGCAGGTACTTGTTCTTCTGTTTGTTCTGACATGATAAAATATGATTAATTATTACTATTATTATTACCTAGGGTCTGACGAACCTAAGTTAAAACCTCCACCCATTGTATCAAACCCACTTGATTCGAAGTTTTGAGGAGGTGCTTCTGTTTGTCTTTGATTTATTAATTCACTTTGTTGCGTAGCTTGCAATTTAGTTCTTTCGTCTTTTCTGTCTTCTTTTTCTTTAATTTCTTTTTTAGCACCATTAACTTCGATACCTTTAAGTTGCATATTCATTTCAAACTCTAATTGCATTAACTCTTTTTTCAAAGCAGCTTCTTGCATCATTTTTGCTTTGTCTATTTCTGCTTGAGCTTGTACTAATGAAATCTTTTGCTGTATTAAAGCTTGACCTTTCTGAACTTCTGCTTGAGCAGCTACTTGTTGCGCTTCGGCATTGGCTTTAGCCTGTGCTTGAATATTTTGCTGTTGCATTTCTTGATCCAGCTTTTGCTTAGCTACTCTTCTTATTTTTAGTAATTGATTAGCAAGTTTAAGACTTCTTACTTCTCTAAGATCTATAGCATCTGATAAATCTATTAATCCACTTTGAACAGCCGCTTGAATATTGTTTTCTAATATAGCTCTTTCTTCTTCATCTGGTTTTAATTCAATAAAGATACCAAAGTCATACAAATATAAGTCTTTCATTTCTTCAAGAACTGCTACATTTTGATTACCTATTTTATGTATAAAAGCATCTCGTGTTGGAGAGTATTCTAAAATATCAGATATTCTTAATGATAAACCTTCACATAAATCCGATGTTAAAAATAAACTACCATCTAATA